AAGCTACAAAAAGAAAACGAAATATTAAGAAACGATTTATTTGAACTTTCACAACAATATATTAAAAATGACAACAACACGAAAACCAAGAACTAAAAAACCGAAAGGATTAGGAGATACAGTTGAAACAGTATTGCAAGTTACAGGAATTGATAAAGTAGCGAAATGGATATTAGGCGAAGATTGTGGATGCGAACAACGTAAAGAAACACTTAATAAATTATTTCCTTACAAAAAAGCTAATTGCTTAACTGAAAACGATTACGAATATTTAACTATATTTTTAGACCGTAAACGAAATACAATATTACCAACGGAACAAGAAATTGTATTAAAGATTTACAACCGAACGTTTAACACAAATGTAGGTGCAACACAATGCGCAACCTGTTGGATAGATATGATTGAAGAGTTAAAGAAAGTATTTAATTCATACGAACAATAATTGAATATTCAATATTAATTTCAATGGCAGGAAAAGGCGGTAAAACAGAGGGTGCAGGACGTAAACCAAAGGCAGATGAGGAAAAGGTAAACACTATCTTTACAAATGCTTTAAAAACGTTTTATAAGGTCGATACAGATGAAGACGCAAAACAAAATTTAGTGCATACTTTATTAGAGTCGCAACGTGGTCAAATATTTGTTGCGGAACATTTATTTGGTAAACCAAAAGAAACAATTGACCAAACAATTAACGTAAACCAAACCGATATAAAAGACCTATTCAACTTTGATAACACTAAGCGAAAAATATAAACCTTTAGCTTCGGATAGTAGGTATTTTATTTGCACAGGTGGACGTGGTTCTGGTAAATCATTTGGAGTAAACTTTTTTATTCTATTGCTTACTTACGAAAGTGGACACGTAATTTTGTTTTCACGTTATACACTTGTTTCAGCGCATATTTCAATTATACCCGAGTTTATAGAAAAGATTGAATTGTTAGGAAAAGAACACGAGTTTTTAATTACAAAAGATGAAATTACCAATTTGGTAACTGGTTCTAAAATTATCTTTAAAGGAATTAAAACTTCGAGTGGTCAACAAACAGCAAATTTGAAATCGTTAGCAGGAGTAACAACGTGGGTTTTGGACGAAGCGGAGGAACTTACCGACGAAGATACTTTCGATAAAATAGATTTATCAATTCGGCACAAAACAAAACAAAACCGAGTAATTTTAATCTTAAATCCTGCTACAAAAGAACACTTTATTTATTCACGTTTCTTTGAACAAAGGGGAGTAAACGAGGGTAGTAACCTAACGAAAGGCGATGCAACGTTTATTCACACAACTTACGAAGATAACATAACCAATTTATCGGAGTCTTTTATAAATCAAATTGAATCCATTAAACGAAACAACGTTCACAAATTTAACCACGTTATTTTGGGCGGTTGGTTGGATAAAGCCGAGGGGGTAATTTATTCTAATTGGAAAATTGGCGAGTATGTTCAAACTGATTTAAGTTGTTACGGTCAAGATTTTGGATTTTCAATTGACCCAACTACTTTAATTCAAGTTTCAATTGATAACAAGCATAAACGTATTTACGCAAAAGAATTGCTATTTAAAGCAGGTTTAACTACGTCCGACATATTCACACTTAATTCTAAATTGGTTGCGTTAAACGGCTTAATTGTAGCGGACAGCGCAGAACCTCGATTAATTTCAGAACTTAAAAGTAAAGGTTTAAATATTAAAGGAATTGAAAAGCCAAAAATTACGGATAGGATAGCACTTGTTCAGGATTATGAATTAATAATTGACGAAAATAGCACGAACTTAATCAAAGAATTAAACAACTATTCGTGGCACGATAAGAAATCGGAAACACCTATTGACAACTTTAATCACTTACTAGATGCGCTCGGTTATGCCGTTTGGGACTTACTTGTAAAGAAAAAAGGAGTTTACGGTATTTTTTAGTGGTACAAAAAACAAAAATTTAATTATACTAATATGAAACTTGAATTAATCGTTCCAACGAGTTTAAAAGATATTCCATTAAAATCTTACCAAACATTTGTAAAGATGCGCGAAGCTTCAAACGATGAAGATTTTGTCGCTCAAAAAATGATTGAAATATTTTGTGGAATTGAACTAAAGGATGTTGTTAAAATGCGTTTAACAGATGTTAATGAATTACTCGTTAGATTCAATCAAATCTTTAACGAGAAACCTAAATTTCAGAACCGTTTTAATTTACACGGAATTGAATACGGATTTATTCCTAAACTCGAAGATTTAACGCTCGAAGAGTTCACGAACTTAGAGCAACTTATGAAATCATGGGACACGTTCCACATGGCAATGGCAGTAATGTACCGACCTGTTAAATTAGAGGTTAAAGGAACTTACGAAATACACGATTATTTTTATAGCGAAGATATGGGCGAAATATTCAAACTTTGCCCCTTAGATATTTGCCTTTCCGCAAGGGTTTTTTTTTGGAATTTAGCGAGCGAATTGTTAAGCGCTATTCCGTCCTATTTGGAGAAGGAACTGGCGAAGAATCCGAGTTTGATGAACGAAGTCAATTTGGAAAACAGTGGGGTTGGTATTCGTTCTATTATGCACTTGCTGACGGAAAATTTAAAGACATTGGACTTGTCGGAAAACGAAAACTTACTGAGGCTCTCACGTTTTTAACATTTGAGAAACAGAAACAACAAATTGAAGAAATAGAACTTAACAGAATGAAATTTAGGAATCAATGACAAAGTATTACGAATTACTAAACATACTTAAAACAGAACTCGAAGCGACTGGATTAGTTAACACGATTACTCAAGGAGATATTTCTGGCGTTGATGTAAATAAACAAAACCTTTATCCGTTGGCGCATATTGTTATAAATTCAGCTTCATTTGTTTCAGCAACGATAAATTTCAACGTTACTATTTTATGTATGGATATTTTAGACGTTTCAAAGTCAAAAACAACCGACCAATTCAGAGGAAACGATAACGAAATAGACATACTAAACGCTTGTTTAACGACGCTTAATAGAGTATTCGAAAGGTTTAGACGTGATTACACTATACTTGAAATTGGTGATGCTAATAACACCCCGTTTGTGATGCGCTTTGAAAATGGTTTAGCAGGTTGGGAAATGACTTTCGATGTTACTATTCCTGCAAATATGACAATATGTTAACACCAACCGCCACGGCATTACAGCGCTTTCAACAGCACGTAGTAAGTCAATCGAAACGAAACCTTACAACTAAGAACAAAAACGTTTCTAAGGGACTTTACAATTCGATTAAAGGCGACGTAAAAGAAAGCGCAAACAGTATTCAAATATTGTTCACAATGTTGGACTATGGATTTTATCAGGATAGGGGAGTTAAAGGAGTAAAATCGGGACGTTCGTTAAGTGGTTTTAAGTTTGGAACTGGTAGCGGAAAACAAGGCGGTTTGTCGGAAGGTATTTATAAGTGGGTAAAAGCTAGAAAAATTCAATTTAAAGATAGGAAAACGGGACGCTTTCTTTCAAGTCAACAAACAGCAAATTTAATAACACGTTCAATCTGGAATAAAGGAATTAAACCTACTGAATTTTTCAGCAAACCATTTGAAGCCGCTTACAAAAATTTACCTAGTGAACTTGTTGAAACTTACGGATTAGAAGCTGAAAGATTATTCGACCAAATATTAACACAAAATTTTAAGAAAAAATGATATTAGTAAATCAACCTTATATTTTTACAGTTGACGAAGCGGGACAATTAGGTAGTAAAATTGAACTGTTTATTTGGAATGGCGACACACCTCCAGCGACTCCAAATTATACTTTCACTAAGCAGATAGCAAGTGCAACTGATACCGCGAACTATTATAATATTAGTCCATTTTTAGCTGAATTTATTCAGTTTGGAATTAACACAACCGATACATTTGCTCCTTTGGGAACTGAATACTACGCAAAATTTAGAGTTAAAAACTACTACTTAGATATAGATGGAATTTACCAACCTTTATTTATAGGAACACCGCCAACAAATTTAGCAATGTACGGGCAAGTACAAGGCGAACTTTTTTTCGGTGGATTGTTACCTCAAACCACTTATGAAACGTATGGATTGTGTTCAAGTGATTGTGAAACGATTAGAATAAATTACACTTTAGTAGATGGAGAACCTCAAACTGTTTTAGCTGATTTTGTTGATGGTGAATATAGAGTTAATGATTTTCTTTTTGATACGCCTTTAATTATTTTACCTAGCGAAACTGGTTGGAATGTGTTTTACGCTTTTAATATACAAGCGAGTTTAACCGTTGATGGTTGCCCTTTTGGAACTTTTACGCTTGAACCTGAAAGTATGTTTGATAGCTTTTCTATTAGTCAAATTGTTTCGAATAATCATTTGATAACTTTACTTGCAAATAATACTAATAAAATAATTAGTTATACTG